CGGTTAATGGTAACTTGATCATTCTCAAGATAAGGGTTATAAGATAACATTGCCCTTCCATAATAAAAGGAATTACCATTAATCAAAACTTTCAAACATAATTTACACCTTAAGTTCCTAAATCTATTTATTTTCTCAAGAACATCAGAATTACCAAAATAGTCTGACCAAGGATTAAAACCTTGAAATAACTGTAATCCCGGTGTCCATTGATATTGTTGAATCTTAACTGGTCTCGACAAAAATTCTCCAAGTCCTGCGTCGTCGAATCCGCTAAGCTTAGAAGTCTCATCTGGAGTTGCCGCGACATCGTATGTCCACGGTGTATCTCCATCAACAAAATGAACATTTTCAGATGTTGTATTTTGAGAAATCTTAGCTATCATAAAACTTGGGCCATCATTAGCTGATGACGGGCTATTATTATTAATATCAGTAAGCGTATTTAAAAATACCAAAAGAATGCTGCTTAACATTTCTAATGGCAATAATGTTTTGTTGGATGACGAATCCTCCGGTAAATACCGGTATACCACGAGGGGTATGTCATAATGTACAAAGCTGTTCACATATTATGTAAACATATAAAATATAATATTGTGCAGTAATCCATATATACAACCCTATTTTAAACTTATACTACGGATAGGTCCGGAGTGGGACGAGTTTAGTGTCTTCCCGGGACGTCGGTGTGGGGATTGTCTATATCCCATTCGATGCCTACTATCGAAACAAAAGCCTTTTCATCCACAACTTCATCATCGCTATCAGGTTTACGACCTAAATAACGAATTTGAAAATGCTTCAGTCTATCCTCATAGGATTCAGCCAGCATTTTACACGAATCTGTTAAGTTGCATTTAAAAGCGACTTCTTTCATCTGTTTCCTGCGCAATTCGTAGACATCTCTTCCGTGTTGCCACCATTCACGGAGAGCGCCGTCAATGTTTCCAGCAGATTGATCTTCTAAAGACACAACCTTGGATTCCATGACGGCGTGGAGACTCTTGAAGATAGATTCCTCAGCTAGAGCTCCATGAATCATTCCAGTATCCGGATTAAATATATTCTCACGCTTCAAAAAATCAGCAGTAAGATCATTCATATACGGAGTCGGTTCAGATTCTTTGTCTGGCATGGTAAAAACCATATCACGTTCCTTCAAAAAGTTAGCATAAGAAATGTGATTATACCAGTCGTACCCTTCTTT